TGAGAGAGTTGGACATATTGACGCACAGTCTGAGTTGTCTGTTTCCAAAATTCGGAAATAGATACCAGACCAAGGTCTTTCATCCAAACTCTTATCATCTTCAGCCCAATCTCACGAAGAGGTATATGGCATTCCAGCAATGTTCTCACGGTGCCGAGGTGAATCCACCATTGATCTTCATCTTCCAGATGATAATCTTCGGTGATTTCCCGAGATTCAGTGAAAACGTTGTCCCGGATAAATCGAAGTTTTTGTTCCACAAATTTTGTGGCAGGACTTCGATCTTTCTGAGACCATATATTAAGATCGTTCCCGTCAAACCATGCTTCGACGGTACAATCATCTCTTAAGAGATAGGCTAAGACTTGTCGATATCGAGGTTTTATATGTCTCATTTCCCGACCTCCTGGTCGGGGAAGAGACAAACCCCCAAGACGCATCGGAGCATAAGGTTCAATACCTAATCTCCGACAATCCTTGAGGAAACCTGAGAGGATCCATTGTCCGAAAAGCAATATGCTTAAACGGACCTGGTCCTTCCATGGGTCTCCCTTCCACCATAAAAGAGTCTTATTGTAGGCTTCCCCTCGGAAAAATATCCGAGGGACCTCCTTAAGACCCGGTGTTCGGGTGAGACCCTTCGCGTCGACAAGCCCGGTTATCCGAACAATATCAACCCAGTCCATTTTATCACCCTTCGGTGAGATGCCTGACAACGTCTCACAGAAGATACCGAACCTGCGAGATATCGCATTGGTTCCAGGTGAAGGAATGGCCCCGGTTGCCCTCAATAAAGAGACGAACGTCGCCTGTAGCCGTGGCGGGCCATAGGAAAGATGATCGTCTCCGCATCCGAGGGACGGATAACCTGGACGCTTCGAGAGAACTTGATTTATAATCGCGTAATCATCGAGGCGTTCTTTTAATGATGATAGATCCAAAGATGAATACTGGAAAATAGATTCCGCCCAGATGCGGTGGAATTTAAGATACAGATTCAGAATGGACCATGACTCTGGAGTCCCCATAAGGATTCCACGACTCTGTTCTACCCTTGATCCATCCGGATAAAGAAGTAAAGCTTTACCTGCTATGCCAGGGAGAAGCAGTCGCATTTGTCGGTATATAGGGAGGGAATGTCTTTTTATTCCCTCGATAATACCGGCTGCGATCGCTTGACATATTGGTTGTGAGAAGGTATCAGTAGCTGATGAGAGATCTAATGATCCGAGGACATACTCCGGATCATAGGATTTTTCAACTGCTTTGAAAATCTTGGCAGCATGACCCCCGCCAATGATGGGGTCATCATCCAAGACGCACTCGGGATCCATCTTAAGAAGAGCATAAACATATGTTCTAAAGATGTGACCCAGAGTGCCCCATCTCGCGTCGCCGACAGTAATAACTCTTGCCTTACACCCTCGGTCTTCTACAGCTGCAACTTTTTGCAGACGTGGAAGAACCTCGAAGAAAGAAGAAGGATCCATATTAGGATCCCTCGACCAAAGCGAGGTGAAGGGTGAAAGGCCGCGAAAGATCAAATGCTCTTCGTCCGGAAAAGGGCCTACCAAATCACCTTCAATATAAAGAAGGTGAAAGAGGAAGTCCCTGAGTAACCTCTGGTCATTGACCAACGGTGCAACTCTCCGGTACATGGGAGCAAATGAAGGATGCATGATAGTACTATGAACTCTCCAATAAGGAAGTTCAAGGAAATCATTATCCGATTCGATCGCGTAAGATTGGTTTGGGTCATTGATGAACAAAGCGTCATCAGGACCCATGAAGCTTGCGTCTGTAATAGGGAAAGTCAAAGCGACTTCCCCGAAAACAGAGTAAAGCAAACCAGTCTTCGAGTTAG